TTGCTGAACCAGTTGCTGAACCAGTTGCTGAACCAGTTGCTGAACCAGTTGCTGAACCAGTTGCTGAACCAGTTGCTGAACCAGTTGCTGAACCAGTTGCTGAACCAGTTGAAACGAAAACAATGATTAAGTTTCTCCCCAACTTATATGCTACCACCGACGCAGTGATTAATGTCACGAACCCTATCATTGTCGTGACTGATCATTTTAGTAACACTGGCACCGAAATAGTGCCAAATGCACATCATGTGTATATCCCAGTGTCAAAATACTTTAACATGGCCAAAGATGACATATTATCGGCAGCGCATGCGCTAAGAACACTGACCGAGTCGCAATTGGTTATCATACACCACGCCAAAAATATCCAACTGGCATCATTCATGTCACTGGCTACCAAGATGTGCGGTAACGCAGAATTAAATGACCTTGACAAAAACATGTTGAGCAGCATGCCATCTCAGTTGAGTTCCCAATTAGAAGCACTATGAATAAATATTGATAATGTAGTATATAATGTTTACACGTCTTCCAAACCGCAACAACACAAGTTACCCACTATCGTTAGCCAATTTATTGAAGTCGATAAAGCATAGTGGTAGTGATGTTTTATTATATCAACAAAAAATTATACATGACTTTGTTCTGGGTGACCCACATAATCGTGGACTTGTAATATTCAATGAAACTGGGTTCGGCAAAACAATAACTGCGGCGTCAATAGCTATGGATTTGCGGGAGTCTCGGGACATTGTCGTTCTTGCGGCCAAATCACTGCAATCCAATTTTAAACAGGGTTTGCATAAATATATCAAATTAAATGAACCGAATGTTACATCCGTAGCGATTGATGCAATGATCGATGCGCAATTTAATTTCGTCAGCATAAATGCGAGTAACATGATGGATCAGATGAATAAAGTTGACAAAACGTGTGAGGAAATACAACATGAAAAAACATTGGGTATAATAAGCGATGCCGATCTTGACGGTAAATTCATCATAATTGACGAAGCTCACAACTTGTTTAATTCAATTGTCAGTCATAGTAAAAATGCATATCGTTTGTACGAGGCAATAATGAACGCCAACGATATTAAGGTCGTGTTTTTGACAGGTACTCCAATTGTCAATGATCCGTTCGAATTAGTGCCGGCGTATAACATGTGCGCGGGTTGGGAGGTTTTGCCAACCGATTATGATGAGTTTTATCGCCTGTTTATTGACAAGAAAAATAACCAAATGATTAATCGCAATAAATTTATGAATCGGATTTATGGGTTGACTTCATACTATGGCTCATGGTATCAAACTGGTGGAATCCGGATGGTTGATAAGTTAATCAAGCGCAAACACTTTCCTGACGAACTACCACTTATCATCGAAAAAGTACCAATGAGTCATGAGCAATATTCCATATATATGTCAGCCAGAGATGTTGAACAAGATACCTCGTCGAAGTTTAAAAAAGGCGTTGTGAAAAATGTTGCAATGAGAAAGCCCAAGTCAGATGGATCATCATACCGCGTCCATTCACGATTAGCGTGTAATTATGCGTACCCGGCGGATGCGAAACAGGCAATCGATGTGAGCGATAAATCACAAGGCGTGCAAGCGAAGCATGGTCGAACAAAAAAAGACATATCGTTACTGACCAAAGAACACCTGACGCGACTTGATATGTATTCACCAAAGATGGCCAAGATACTTGCAAACATTGGTCTGATAAAAGACAGGACGCAGGTGGTATATTCCAGTTTTGTGAGTGGTGAAGGCATCGGCATATTTGCCAGAATATTGGAAGCGAATGGGTGGACACAGTATGGTAAATGTACGGAGCCCTCATCAAGCTGCTACGCCATATTCTCCGGCAACATACAGGTGGATGAACGTGATGACATAATTGAGCGTTTCAATTCGAACGATAATGCGGGTGGTAAATACATTCGTCTATTGCTGCTATCAGGCGCAGGATCCGAGGGTGTTAATTTACAAAATTGCGCTGCGATACATATAATGGAACCGTATTGGAACTGGAACCGAATGATACAGGTCATTGCACGCACTGTCAGATACCGAGGTCATGATTTTTTTAAGGATGACCCGACAAAACAGCAAGTACAGCCTTATTTATATCTGTCCGATTATCCCACCAACACGAATAAAAAGGCAATTAAAGAGCCGACAACTGACATCCAGCTGACCATAACTAGCATGCGAAACAGAATTCTAAATGAACGGTTTTACAGTGCTATGATTGAATCAAGTTTCGATTGTCCCGTACATATCCAAAACGCGAGTGAGATCGCCAAGCGTGGTATCAAATGCATGCAATGTTCACCAACTGATGTACCCTTGTTTCATCGCAACATCGACAAAGATATGAAATTAGGGAACCCTTGCCAAGAATTTAAAGAGCGTGAGGTGCATGTAGATGAGATAACATACATGGGTAAAAGGTATTACTATAACCGTGACGATAATGGTCTTATTAACATATTTGAATTCAAAAAAAGCTTGAATGGCTATGTTGCTGTGAAGCCTGGTAACTTGGCATACGAACCCCTTATTGCTCAATTGAGCTAATTGGTTCGATTTACCACACGGATTGGGCATCGATCACCACGATAGTTGCGGTGTTTCGCAATTTGTCTCTTGGCAAAACTACGATACTTGCGAAGCATCTTGTAACAAGTGCACATTGGGGCTTCGCCATCATGCTCATTGAGCGTATCATTGAGATATTTGATGTATCGTGCCAGGATTTTTATCTTTTTGTCATGTGTGGCGACGACATCCCACAGTCGCCGGTTCCAACGGTCTCGACTAGTGCAGACGTAGCGTATGCCATAGATTTTCAGCCACTGATTAAACGTCATCGGTTCGAGGGTGCATGACACCCAATTGTATCGTATCGGGGATATATCACCGAGTGGGATCCAAAATGGTTGTGGTGGGTGTCGAACACCGGCATTTGGGTGGGCTGCCATGTTGTCCATGGGTATATTGGTATTAAAAAAATTCAAACTTAGCATTTATTCAATTTTCACATGGTGCGGGACGTATTCCATGAGTCTGCGCCAGGTGATAGTTCGTGTAATTGTTGCACATCGTTCCGATTCCCTAATCTATACAATGATATTGGTATTTTCATTTAGATTCTTTCATGTTTTATTTAAAATTCTCCAATTTAAAACACTTTATTTTATATTTTTTAATGTAGGAAAACTGTATCTAAATTTCCATAATTTTTGTTTATTTTTCTTTAAGAATTGGTTATATAATTCATCCCACTGAGTAGACCATTTATTTTTTTTATAATCACTATTTTTTAATATATAATTACTGGAAGACACATATGGTTTTCGCATAGTTATTCCGCCGGTCTCAAAGAATACCATATCTCTCACATTTTGATTCATAACCCATTCATAACTATCAATAGAAAATTCCATAAACCATTTAAATCCTTCGTTAGGTGATATTCCCGATAAATTCATAAAATTACCAATTATCATTAACCGACCTATATGATGTATATATCCTGTATTAAAACCCGATTTTATTAAATCATCTACTGGTTCTATTCCTACTTCGCCTGAATACCACTTTTTAGTTAGTTTTTTTGCATTTCCGAAATAATTCATTTTACCCCATTCTATATAAATATGTGTATATCTCTGATACTCTCTCCAAAACAATTGTCTTAAGTACCCCTCAAATGAATTAATTGCTACTTTTTTTTTATATTTATGTAAAATCTCAATTATCTCAAGTGGGTTTAATAATCCTATGTTTATTGATGATGAAAGAATGGAATGAAACATGAAATTATTATCATTTTTAACAAAATCCTGATATTTTCCAAAATTGTTTAATTTTTTATTACAGAAGTCAATAAACCATTTTTTTGCAGTTTTATGTGAAATTGGATATATAAAATTATCACAATTTCCATAATTTTTTGAAAAATTCTTTTCTACATAATCAGATGCTTCTTTTATATGAGTACAGTCTGCTTTATTTGATGGAATTTTTGGTATACTAACTTTATTATCATATCTACCTCTATTTTCTTTATCTAAGGATTTTAACTCTGGGTATAAGTTTAATTCTTTTTTTGACCATAAATAGAAATTATTGAAGACAAATTTATCTGTTTTTTTTCTATATTTATTGTATTGTTCTTTTGTTAGTATAAAATTGGGACTTTCTACCATTTCACCTTTTATTTTTAGTTTATCAATTGGATCAAAAAACTTATACTTACCACCCGGCAATTTATTTTTATATTCTATGTATTTTACAATAAATTTGTTTTTTTTTAAATAGTCATAGTATTGCTTCATACTCGCTCTATGTAATATTAACTTCTTTTTATTAAAATTGTATTTGGTAAAATACTGAGGATGTTCATATAAAATTACATTTTCATTTTTATACTTTTCTAGAAATTTAACAGGAAATAATTGGGTAGGTAATACTAATAACATTTATTATATACATATTCAAATTTATAAATTATAAAAATGAATTACCGGATGGCATGATTGCTCAAGATCTTCTCTGCCCTTTCTGAGAACAAGAAAAAGCTAGAATACATTATCCTCCCGGATTGTTATGAACAACTATATGATATATTGACCACTGGTACAGATCATCCGAGATACGTAGCTGAATCAGATGGATTAAAAAAATCAAACATATCGTGTGAAGCAAATTTAAATTTAAAACGTGATATATACGATGCCGACAATTGAAAAGCGTGGAATGTACTATTACAAGAAAACAAATGGTAAACTCGTGCGTGTGTCAGCTAAAGTGGGTGACGGCCGACGACGCCGGTCACAGTCACGCAAAGCAAACAAGCGTCGGTCACTATCACGCAAATCAAATACAGTTCGTGGTATTCGCAAACCATCAATCGGAGACCGTGTTAAAATAACAATAAAGCCATATGTTGACAAATACGCCGTTGGTATAGTTGAGCAAGTTTTGACGCGTAAATTATTTCACCCACGTGGTCATAAGGTGCGGTTGCGAAATGGTCAGGTTGGTCGAGTCACCAGGTAGCAATACGTCATTCAGTGATGGATGGTTGTTTCTCGTAGAAGTTATAGAACCATTTGATGTTAGTTTTTTTGCGACGCTCTTCAAGGTCCAAATACAACAAACGTGCTTTAATTTCATCGCATAATTTAGTTGCGCTGATTTTTTTGGTATCCATACCTATTTCTTTTGCAATTTTGAACAATCTAGTTTTGTTAATAGATGAGCATATGGTACCACGTTGCTGTTGACGCACATCATCAACTTTTTTCATTTTATGGATCGGTTTGCGCAATTTGAAACGTACATGAACACCCGTTTTCGATCGGTCACCATACCCAATGATAATATCGTTCTCTTTCCATTCCTTTTCGGAGCCGTATTCGGGCGATGAGAACCACCCACTGTCGGGGATATAAAAATGGGGAACACCTCTCAACATATGGCCAACCGGTAGTGTACCTGGATCGACTTTTATGATACCACCGGTTGGTGCATTTTGAATCTTTTTTGCAAATTTGCTCAGCGTCGACACGAGTGACGACTCGTAAATGTTTCGGGTCGGTGCAGGACACCATGAACAATTGGTATTACTGATGCTGCGGTTCAACGAATTCATAGCATTTATATTTTCAATTGTATCAGAACGGCGTGATGTCGTCTGACCTTTCATGTCTAGCACATATTTGCCATACATCTTGTAGTGCTTTGCAGACACGGTGTTGGCCCATGCAACTATACCAATGATATCGTAATAATATATCATCTTAAAGTAGAACTCATGATATTCAGATTGCACTTTGCTCGGGTCTGTCCATATGTTAAATATGTACTCTATACAATCCTCAATGAACTGAATATGAAACTCAAGACCTAAATCACACACAGTATTACCCATCTGGTCAATATCGGTCTTTTCATATTTTTGTTTGAATTGAAGTTTACGATCGGTGTAACTGTTGAATGACAATGACCGTTCCAAGTATCCCAGTATATTGATATACTTCGGCTTAGATTGTGTAAATATGCGGTAAGGCATTTCCACACCAATGCGCACTTGGTTGCTTGTATCCATGGGAAATAGTATGTAATATTCAGCCATCTGTACGATAACCCCATACGCACTGCCGTTGCCGTGAATCAGACTACTTGGCAGAACCATTCGTCTATCGAATTCGTCAAACAGACGGTCAAGATACATTCTCTTGTTACTTTTCATATCATTGACAATGACCGATCGTTGTTTGTCGTTTGATAATTGACTGAGTGCTATGATGAAGTTATTCTCATCAAATATTTGCGGATTTACTGGTAATGTAAATTTTGTTGACTGTACGGCCTTCCACAGTTCGTCATACGTCCACACGGGCGACCGTTCCACAAATAATCTCTTGATGACATATATGATGCTAGTCATCTCGGACTGGGCGTGGTAAACAGTAAATGTGGACATACGCAGTTTATCCAGTGGCATCGGTTTAAATACGTACTTGGGATCGAATTTTAAATCACCAATACCTTCTTTTGTCAATGCCTTCTCAATAGTTGGATGGTTAATGGCGGAGTCGACCGCAACTTCATGGAAGTTTTTTTCTATTTTTTGAATTGTTTTATAGTCTTTAATCTTTTCTTTATACTTCGACTCGGCATACGTCATTGTGTCGTCGCCATTTGATGATACGTATATTCGCACGTCGACATTATGCCGATCAGCTGGTAGATCAGAGTGACTGTTAGTACGGACTACGCGGCCTATAATTTGGATCATCGCTGATATATTATCAGGTTTATGGGAAATCATGATGTTTTCAGTGTTGCGAACTTCTCGCGACTCTTGCATGATGCGTGACCCAATTATAATCATTATATCATTACCCATTGCATTTCTCGGCGTATTGTATTGCTCCAGATTTCTTTCAATTGTCTTGCCATCAACGCCACTATGTATCGCAATGTATCGAGTCATTGAATATGTGGCCTGATTTGTTTTTACTCGGTTCGCTCGTATGTTGATTGTTTTGCACACCACATTTGGAGCAAATTGTGTTAGCAGCAACTGCGCTCGATATATCAATTATACCATTTTCTGATAACAATTCACCGATAAAAAGTACACCGGATACTGTCACTAGTGGGTGATATATAAATATTTTGCCTTTTTTGTTTTTGATTATTTGGAGTACGTCGGTAATAATCCGATGATATTTGGTTGAATATTTGCCGATGTTAGACACATGGGCAAACCCCCCACTGATCGTACCGGTGTCGCTGGTTACAGTTATTTTATTATCGGTTCGCCATTTAACCGACGCGGTGCGTATTCGTTTCAGATCCGATCGCTTGTATATTCCTATTTCACCGTCAGGGTTCGGAAACGCGATATCAAGTATATATTGACCTTCGATAGATACCGACCCGGATTTGGTTTCATGTTCGTATGTCCGTTTATGATATTCACTCATCGTACATCGCGTAAATTTAAGATATGGTATGCCTGCGATCGAGTCCCCTATAAATCGCTTCGATGGAAAGTATTTAATATCGACGTCCATGAGATATGAAATACGCCCTATGCTTAGTTTTGTCAATTTATCAATGGTACCCGGTTTAGGATTGCCGTGTATGTCAAACAGATCACACCTTTCGACACGCTGCTCAGATGGGACCAGTAAATTTATCAAATCGACTGCTTCTGTTGGACTGTTATTTATGGGCGTTGCACTCAAAAATACTGCACGTACGGTGGGTACCATATCTAAAACAGTCTGTATTGCGACACCCCAGTTGTTTTTGTACACTGAATTATAAATATTATGAACCTCGTCACATATCATCAAAGAATTGTTAAACGTATTCAGTAGCGACATATTTATCTTTATATCACCTGATTTGATTAGCTCTCGTATCTCATTTTCGTGCATGCCTGGGATATTTTTAGATGTGATGAATAATCGATTAGCAAACGCCTTGTATCCCATAAACTTAAAAAACCCATTATGTTTGCGGTTGCTCAGCCTCCTGCGAATTTTTTGAGTAAACTCAGTCACATTATCCGTGTCTATTTTTTGCATACTTGATGCCTTTTTTACTAGTCTGCGATATGTTCTGACATCATCACGTGTTACAAATCCGAATTCCGCGTACCGGAATAGCTCTCTTTCAAACGCCTTCCTCGAATTTTCGAACCCCATGATGTAAACTGAACCTATTTTGTCAGAGCCTACCGATGTCTCTTGCTGGTATATGTTTATAAACTCCATTGCTATACCTAACGCATGTGCGGTTTTACCACTACCTGTGTTATGTTTGATAAGTAGGCGGGAATATGATGTATTAGGGTTGATATACGTCTTTCCAAACAATTGATACGGCTTCGGTATCAGATAGTGACCATTGGTTATCTGCTTGTCAATCAGACACTTCGGCACGACCATTTGATTGACGTCGTCACATTCATCAGGTTTGGCAGGTTGTGGATGAAGTTGATAAAATTCTTTATAACTTGTGATATTCTTCAAGAAGTCTGGATCATCAATACTGTCATACGCCATTTATAGTAATGAAATATGGTATTATATTAATGGTAATATACTTTTAGGATGGTTGAAGGTATAGTTATTGTTTGTGCGCTGATTATATGCATACTGTTGTCGCCATTTATTTTAGCATCATATATGTACGATAAGGTATATCACGGTGGTATCGCCAGCGCCCCAACCCAACTAAATCCCCCAAACCAACTAAAGTCTAATCTCATGGACTTTACACCACATGATGGTGATCCGCCGCATATCAGTGGTATGTTTTTAAAACCAAATTACCACAAGTCTCAGGTGTTGGCATGTATTGCATTTTTAAATCGACACGATAATAGGCATGTGTTTATGTACGGTGTCGCTAATGATACTGTGTCTTTGCTGGCCATGATATATCCAATAAAAACATTTACATTGATTAACGGTCGGCGCTTTAAACTACCGCACAACATAGACGCTCTTAAAACAGTTAATATAAGTGATATTACTCAACATGACGACGCGTTACTGATATGTACAATCGCTGATGCTAAAATTACTAACCGATTATATGATACCATCAAGCCGGTGGCTGCTGCATTTGAGTACAAGCCAACTATTGCTGGCAAATTCTTCGAGTATAGTGAAATATATCTACCTATATGGTCAGATGCCAATGATATGACCACGTGGATATTTTGCGGGCGAGACGCACCGTTGCAAGAGTACGACGCGTCCGACTATAAGAGGCGAATGCACACATATAAAAAACAAATCAACGCAACACACTACCAGCAACGTGAAGATGAGTTATGTAGCAAAGAACTTCAAAGCAATATCACGGACCATATTGCGGTCGAGTCCCGTCACAATAAGTTTCATTGATATTTGTCACGAAGATATGATAATTATAGAGATATGCTCAAATTTAAACAGATGTATATACAACATGGAGTACGCATCGACAAATGCATTTGTCACCATGGATGGCAAAATAAAGGACATATATCAGCTATTCATGAGCGACCGCAACGTCCGTCTACTCTCACGGAACGTTGGCAAACATGTCCAACTCCGATCAGCGATGGTGAGATTTGCACAAGCGATCGAGTTGGAGCATGGATCACATGAGTCAATTCAGTCCGATATATCCGAAGCACTCGATTTCTTGAATCAACTATTTCTCAATGAGTATGGTACAGAAAAAGATGAGATTCATAAGGTGAGCGTGAGTGGTAAGTACCCTAAGATCAGTACGCATAACCAACTCAACTACAATGATGTATATTCATTTAGGGAATACGACGCACAGATAGATCAACGAACCATCCGTGATAATTCCCGATTCCGATACAATAACGCAATCAAGCCGTGGCAAATGGCCGGACATAGGCAACGTCATCACACTGAGAATACGGGATTGCGACTCGGAACGTTCGCTGAGAAAGAATCATTGAACCGAGGTTATGCGATGGAGACGATACTTGCACCAAACCGATACAACACAAAGCCTGAATACCATTTTGATCAGATGCTGAGCCACACTGATCGACTTCAATAAGCACACCTGTCACTGATAAACCCGGATACCGGCGTGCTATATTTTAAATTTGATTTACTTTTTACATATTATACAATACGCTTCGTTACCACAATGATTTACTGGTGTTCAGAACGCGCATTTGATATTGGCAAACATCGAGTATGTGGTGAGCATTGGAACAACTTAGAAACACCGCCGATCATTGAAAAATACATGGATTTACATGGGGTACATGTGACCAAGGCATTCTGTAGCAAGTGGTGCTTCGATATGTATGGATACACCTCAAACATGGGGTTCAGCAAAACACCATCATCGGTCGATGCTATAAAGGCTCAGAAGATGCGGATAGCCAAGGCCCGGAATGCCAAACACGCCAGGGCCAGGAAAATTAGAGACGACCGGAAAACAATCGGTGTCGAGAATAAAAAAACCAACGACTCGGAAGAACCAAAGGCCAAGGCCAAGGCCAAGGCCAAGGCCAAGGCCAAGGCCAAGGTCAAGGTCAAGGTCAAGGCCAACGCCAGGGCCAACGCCAACGCCAGGGCCAACGCCAGAGCCCAAAATAATAAAAATAATACCGTATTAACACCGATTGCAGAGGATAGTGAACAATGGTCACTGTTCTCCACCGACGGTCTGCATAACTCATTTGAGAGCTGTAACACACGCGTTCGTCGCATGGGTAGTTCAAGCTCATCCGGAAGTTCAACTGGATATACCAAGCAATTCTACCATGATTCAACAAGCAAACGCAGTTAAATTTAAATTTTTTATGATGTAATAGGCCTCGACCATGTGCATGACACAAGTTTATGGATTTAATGCCCCCGGTTTTGAACTGGCGGATTATGACCGCTTGTTGTCGGTTCAACCAACTGGTCGCCCGGATACCACACGGGCTGCACCAGATTGGCACAATAGCCTATGCTCGGCAGAAAACGCATGTGGTGATTACCCGGATGATGAGGGTGTGGCTCATGGATTTGATGTGTCGCGCCGTAAATTTCAAGATGCGTGGTATCAGCTTCGTCACTTGACACCGAGTGAATTCAATGACGCTCGGGCGGATTTGCAGGCACATCGAGATGCACATATCACAGCCATCCGAGGTCGGAGTACGTGTGTGCGATGTCACACATACTATTCTAATCTCCCCACCCATGTCTTGGAAGATGGCGTCTTCGTGGTGGTTCCACCGGTCGGAAATGACAGCCCCGTGAACTAATTCAACATCACGTACTGGCGGTGGTTAATCACGCGGTGTGGCAACAAGCCCATATATCGTGGTGATAAGGCATGCTTTGCTTTTTTGGTCGGAAAAAGTTTGAAAACGAATAAAGAAACTATGATCCGACAGCGTATATAAACAATTCAGCAGTATATATAATATAAGGATGACTATCGCAACAATTGATAATATATCGCATACATATTCCAAAACCAAGAATGCTGAATTAGAAATCAGATTCGACTCAAAACAGCTCAAAAAGGACTGGTACATGACACTGTTGAACACGACGATAGCCACCGGTATTCCAGCATTTGAACAAACTATTAATTTACTGTCTGATACAAGTAATGGATATGATGCACAGCAAATCGTGTTTGTTGATGGTGTGAAACAATCCGATATGACAACTAAGTATGCCAAGAATAAAATATCTCGAACCGATCATATCAACGGACTGATACCATATCGCCTTGTTCTGTCGACCGAAAATCCCATAACGTCAATGGGTGTCCCAAATTTAGCACGAATCAAACTGAGGTTATCAATCCACAATTATCCAGGTATGATCGATTGGCGAATCGATTTCACATTCACGAAACAACTCAACGTGAACAAAAAGCAGCTGATAGACTATCGTGACAAGATGTTTCAGAAGTACGACATGGATAAATTCATCGAACAGGCGCCTTGGTTATTTGCTGATCAATATGAATTGGAAATCGAACATGTTGGCAAAGACAAAACCAACATAACGGAAACCACCATTCAAAACATCGTGAACGTGGTCTATAAAATAATATCACCGGAACATAAGCAAATGGAAGTGTATCAGAACGCCATATACGACGTAGCGCAGGTCATATTTCCACCACAGCGTGCTGCACTATTCCGAGTTAGGTTCGGCTTGAAGAGGTTGTTTAATGCCGTGAAAGAAATGAACCGTACCAACTACTTCATAGATATATTCACGAAGATCCAGCAATTCTATGCGACCATCAAAGCGGATGGTAATCGAGTCATAGGCCATGCAAGCAATGACACGTTAAAGATCATCGGGCATGATCTGACAACAATAAAGTTAAGCAATCCTGTCACACACGATATTATTGTTGATGCAGAATATGTGAACAATAAGTTGATGGTATTTGATGTGATGGCGATAGATGGAGTAAACATTTCTCAAAAACCATTCAGTGACAGAATCAAATCGATCGTACCTGCAGTGATGGCCCTTGACAAGAACGCCGTCCCCAAGAAATATATCAAACTATCCGATTCATGGGCAACAGATCTCAAAACACTGTGGGAAGAAGAATACCCACACGAAGTCGATGGTATTATATTCAATTCGGAATCGGGGTCGTATCAGCAAATGGAAGTTTGGAAATGGAAACCAGTTGACAAAATGTCGGTAGACTTTATGACAATAAAAGCACCAACAGAATTGTTGGGAACCAAACACCATCATCAAATTAAGGAACACACGATGATGATACTATTTTGCAGTATTCGTAGCGGTCAGTTCAAGTCATCACATATACAGAAGATACCATACTACAACAAAATGTTTCCCAATCAATCTAACCACGATATATTTCCCATCCAGTTTTCAGCACCGGACAACACCACTGCATACATTTACCACCATCCAAATGATTCTACGATTAGTGTGGATGATATGAGCGGCCACATATGTGAATACAACTACACCGACGCCAAGTGGGTACTCATGCGGATAAGGTATGACCGTGACGTGGATGTCAAACGTGGTGTATTCTTTGGTAACAACTACCATGTTGCTATGACGATATGGAACAATTTCAGCAACCCATTATTATTCAGCGACATCATATCACCGACACCTGACAAAATGGGTTACTTTGTCAAACACGACAGTGCGGCACATAAGTCGATTCGATCATTTCATAGTTTCATCAAAAGCAAAGTAATGAGTAAATTTTTCAAACGGTCGCGTTGGCTTGTTGATTTAGGTGGTGGAAAAGGTCAAGATATGTTTCGATACTCCAAGTTGAATATCACGAACGCAGTCATCGTTGATAACGACCGTGAGGCGTTGTCGAAAGTGACGAGTAAGATGTTCTCCCACAAGCAACAGGTCGGCCACTATAACACACGGCTATATACTAAATATGTGGATCTCAGCGAACCGTATTTAGACAACATTCGTAAGTTGTCAATGCTTCCCAACGACGGCATCCCCTCGGTAATGTGTAACTTTGCGTTACATTATTTTATGGCAACAAAAGCGACTGCCCGAAATATCATTAATATGGTAAACACAATGATAGGGAGTGCAGCAAAACAACCAGGCGGTGGTACGTTCATGTTCGTGGTACTCAACGGGAAGAGGGTGTTCGATCTCTTGCGAAAGACCAAAGAAGGTGACTCAATTGATTTCATCGACGACAGTGTCACCAAATTCTCTATCAAGCGCATGTACACATCAAATCAGTTTATGGATGTTGGTCAAAAAATCGGCATGATATTACCATTCAGTGATCAAAAATATTACGAAGAGTATCTTGTCAATGTTGATTTTGTGGTGGGTACATTTCGCGATCTTGGATACACCGTTGTGTTGAACAAGGGTTTTGAATACTGGCTGGATATGGCAGCAATTGAAAATTCAAATATGTTTTCAAACCTCACTGACACGGATAAATCATACACAAAACTTCACCAGGTAGTTGTGATGAACAAGACGGTGAAAACAAATAAACAGCGGATGAAGGTCGAGGAACACAAGTTATTTAAACAAGGGTTGGGTGCGTTTCCTAAAGAGGGCATCGGCCTCCCGCAAATACACAAATGCCGCATAGTGCAGAAGTGGTTTGAACTCGTCAAGACCGGTGCGAAAACGGTGGAAGGGCGACTTAACAAGGGGACGTTTTCTAACATCAACCCCGGCGATATTATTGAATTTACCAAAAGTGGTAGTGATGATACTATTCGAGTCAAGGTTATAGACGTTAAAAAGTACACAACGTTTGAAGCAATGTTCGGCACGGATGGTGAAAATGTTGAGAATGTGTTGCCAGGAGTCACAACAGTGACCCAAGCCGTCAAGCTATATCACAAAATATACAAACCGAATATGGTTTCCAAATTCGGCGTCGTTGCGGCACATATTCAACGCATTTAATAAAGACTATTACGTTTTAAAAAAATGACGCATCAATGTATAGTATTATGGAGACGGTTGAAAGTATGAAGGAATGGGTATGCGCATCATCCGCACGATTTGAGTACGCTGATCGCATTCAACTGATGAATTTTTTGGCCAAACATCTTCGTGATAAAAACATAGTGAAAGAGTGTGCTGATGGGAGTCGTCTGAATTTAGACATATTGAGCGATGATATGATACGCATTATATATAATTACATCAACGATACAATTATTAAACCCTGCGACAATGATCAACAATGAGTTTTCACAATATGTCAGTGACACAAATTTTAACTCCGATACGTATGACAAGACTATCTACTATGGTTCTGAGGATGACAATTTCTTAAGCGCGCTTGAAAATTCACTCGATGATCTTATATCATCAGATTCAAGTTGGGATACTCATGCATTTGGTGGGTATATGCCCGAAGATGACGCCGATGCGATTGTTAAAATACAAGATTATGAACCACATAGCGATGTCCGCGACGATAACGGCGCGGGTAAATCACTTGTTGTGAGTGATGATGACGCGGGTGAATCACTTGTTGTGAGTGATGATGACGCGGGTGGATCACTTGTTGTGTGTGATGATGACGCGGGTGAATCATTTGTTGTGAGTGATGATGACGCGGGTGAATTAATGAGGGACATGACCCCACCAATATATGGATATGGTGGGATCGATACACAGGATGATATACCACTACACACCGTGCCGGATGGATACATAAGTCCAATATTACCATTAGTCACAATTAACAAACCGACAATGGTTGGCGCCGACGAACCAACCGACCACCACCCAAAAAACAGAAGTAATAATATCAGTAAAGTTCCGTATGATGACGAAGTAAAAGATGCATTGAAAAAGTATTTTGACAGTGTGCATATATAATATATAACAACGATGAACGCACTTCCACCAGTTCGTCATGGATCAGAAGAGGATATCGACGAGGCAAACCATATGTACCGCGATTTTAGTCAACGTTGCAAAAATGATGCCGAATTTGTGAAACTCAACACACGTGATAAATTTGCATATTATCATCGCAATTCGCCAAATGTGGTTAATAAGTTTCCGGTGATCATCAGGTACATGATTGAGACTGGTCAATTTCACCCTAAAGCCATGAGACAATATATCAAGAAGTTAAAAGCAAGCCCATACAAAACAGAAGAAGAGTACTGTGAAAGAAACGCAGACTACATCAAGTATCTGTACATGAATACACATGTGCGCTATGATACCAAAGAGGCGAACCGACTATGGACCGATTCAAAACTAATGCTGATGGATGAACTAAAAGATTTTAAAGACCGACTTGATGAGCATCGCAAAAAAACGGAAGACATGAAAGCGGTGAACGCATACGAGCGCCGAGAAGAATTAAAAAACCAGATTAAAAATATGAGCCAATTACGTGATGATCAACCAGCTTCCAAAATTAATAAATGACATATATAATGTCGTACATGTCCGATGATGATCGTTCGGTAGCGATCACAATTGATACGAACAACAATATACTATCACAAGAACCGCCAAAGTATGCAGACAGTACGTCTAAAAAATATAATCGATGATATGAAAACTATGCACACCTCATTGAATACGTGGGTTTGGACAACCAGATTGCGGGCATTGCACTGATGTCCACAATAATTGCATGGGGTTTTCCAAGCCCCAAGTTTAATTAATCAAACTTCTCTTGGCTGATTCATATATGGCCCAGATATTTTTTGACTTTTCATACATATCACCATCGCCATAGACCAGTGACAGTTCATGACAATCGTTTACGTAATCGATCCAATCATCTATAATCATGGACATGGCAGCAACCCATTTTACATGCACTGATACGACGGTGTTTGATTGTTTTTTCATGATCCCTACAGTAGGGGTTTCTGGTAGGTCCACGCCCATTCGCGTACCGATGAATGATACACCCTCAGCAATGATACTTTCAATTGATCTTGTGACTATTGGGCAATTCGCGACGGATTTGATTTCTTTTGTTTCCTTTGTTTCGTTTTTCTTTGTGCCAATATTGCATCCAGATATTGATACAAGATCTGCGAACGTTTTAAACATGGGTGTTGTGTTGACCTCATTGTAGAATGTTAATCCATTTTGAAACAGCTCGTTGATATATGCGACATCGTTTTCTGATGGGTTATCTGCCACAAACGTTGGTTGATTCGAACGGATAGGAATGAACGGTATGGCACTCACAGATATCATTCGTTTTGTATATGTAAACCTTTTGTCACCAACGCGGACCGGAAGTATCTGACCGATCTTTATGGTTTGTAATACTTTATTGTTTTTAATAACTGCCGAACCATGCTCCCAGTCACACAATATGCGAGTTGGTGTTATACTCACAACTTTGCACTTATGAAGAATGTCATATTGTCTTAAATTTAAGACACGTGCGTTAACCATCACAGCGTACGTCGCAGTATTGTCCCTACGCATATTATCATATTCCGGCATTGTGATAATATCACGACCGTCGTCGTCTTTGGCAATATCGATAACTTCTATGATTTTGCATCCTCTGAAACATCGGCCGACATATATTTCTCTAACCAGTGATAATGCAACCTCTCGAAACTTCGATGCGTACTGATGTGTTGATTTTCTGAGTGGGACACGTAATGGGAAGACTCTGGTATCTGTACGCATCTCAACTGTATATACTGTATTGTTGTATTCATTTTTGAATATATTTCATTATTGCGTGAAATATATACACTGCGGGTGGTAAAAAAGTGATGAGTCATGTTAAATCTGCAAAATGGGCAACTATCGGTGCCATACGTGGGTTTGGGTATGGGTTGATTATCAGCTCTCTGATACTTATCATGTTCTATATGTGGGTGACCAACATGAGCAGCGATCGAGTTAGTTTGGGTGATTTTCTCTCCATGATTGAGTACTTAGCTATAATGACAATGGTGGTTGGTGTTGTTACAACTGGTCTGTCTATCAAACTTGCCATAAAAAATGTCAAGACACACCGTATCAATAGCGATAGGTGCGCACCACCTATTCGATAACACGAACGTGTGCTGGAACCTCGTGCTCGTAGTTAATGCGGTAAACATACCCAGCATACTTTCTACCATAGCGATCAATACGTCCAACAATCTGCTTGGAGATATTAATATCCGCGATATCATGCATGAATATTAAATTATCCGCAAATGACATCGTTATCCCGGCAGCATTCTTCTCACCATTCACTACCAGTACTTTAAAGCAAGCGTTTTCAAAATCTCGCAACGTTGTTTTGACCGTGCCTATATGACCACATAACACTCTGTGTGAAATGCCATCTTCGGTTAATCGTTCATCTATTTTTTTGATCGATTTGCCGAATCGAGTGAACACCACGGTTTGCATTTGGTCAAGTGGCCGGTCATCTTTTTCGACAAATCCTGCCACACCATGCTCCGATTCAATATTTTCACTGTCGTACAAGTTCGTCCCATTGATAATATCTACCATGTGGTCCAGCTTGGTCGCTTTTTTATAATCTCTGCTGGCGGGTTCAACGCCCTCTTCATCAGCGACGACATCTTCAACAGCCGCTTCATCAAACTCGACTATATCAGTGAGACTACATCCATTGATCGTCATGAAAGCCGACCGTGGATCCATCATTGATTTACAATGGGGGCACATACATGTCAATTGGCCCTTGAAGTTCGATCGTATATTGGCAGTCGCGAATGCGCACTTTTGATGAAACGATTTGCCACAGCATAGCATGATAAGTAAGTTTTGCTTATCCATACCAGTTGTGCAAATAGTGCACGACCCCTCACATATGTTCAACTGAAATCGGTTAATTAAAATATCAGACTCACGAATACCTTCCTCACATTTATCCCACACTGCGTTCATCTTCGTCTCAAATGCCGGGTAGCGATACATGACTGGTTTCTGCTCATAAAAATGTTTTTGGTGGTAGACATCATTATCAGGTGGCTCATCCATTTCATCAATAGCATCTAAATCCAACGTGCTGATAAAATCCAGTGTGGTTCTGTATGTTTGTCGATCATCGTGCTTGTTGCCCAGTATTCTGCGAAATATGTCACCGACACTTGTCGCACTAACGCCCATTTTATCAGCCGCTTCGTCAAAAGCTTCACCGTTGAGCATTTCAATAATCTCACGAGACCCATTTGGATCGCCAATCATACCACCCAACATATTAATGAGGGCACCTTCGCGATTATACACCCGACGTAGCCGAAAGTGTATCTTTACCCGCTGCAATGAGTGTGATATGAATTCTTTCGTATTGCATAGTTGCATGTTCTCCGTCCATTCATTATTCATGACGTTGTTAATATTAACAAATGGAAACCTCATAGCAAACCACGGATCGACAACACGTTCTGTGTGATGCGGGTAATTGTTGCGAATGATATATTTTTTCTTGGTCGCACTTATATTAATTGTACTGTACGCGTTGATCCGACTAGTGGGTGCTGGTAATTTAGACATGTCGAGGTCATCATTGATGACACGCCAGAAGACAAATTTACGGACCATCTCTGTAAATTTACGATGCATCTCAACCGAAGTTATATATCGGTTGATCGGCTCAACGTATTGACTACAGCACGGTCTTGTCATTTTGCCATTTTTAATAAGAATGATATCATATGTTCTCAGCTCTTCAAGGTTGCTGGTAACCATGATATACAACGTGCGAAATGCATTCACGTCAACGACACTAAACACTTTAAGGTCGCTAAACTTGGCAATTTCATCTTCCCACTGACCAAACACACCACGGGATACCGTGATTATTGTGCATGGGAACACGTGATGATCGGGTATTTCTCTAATAACAGCATAATCTGACGACGATGCGTACCTGTTGTTATTATCATCGACACACATGATTGGCCGAGCCTTTGGCATAATCTTCGATGCAACAAGGGCTATGCTTATAATCGTTTTACCAGCACCTGGGTCTTCTGATACACGAATACCAGAATGGTGAATCGTGAAATCAATATACCGACTATCACAGCCAAAACTAACATTGCTCTCGAATTCCAATAATGCCGACAGTAGCGTTCGCTGATTATCAAGCAGCTGGCGTGACATCCCGACCGGTGTGTCTGCCACTGTGTGATAGCGGTGGAGATATTTACGAGGAGGAATTATGATCGAGGTACGTCCATCATAACGATGCTCGACACTCACGTCGTCGGTAAATCTGTTATACCAACTGATAATATGCTGATCAAAGTCATCGTCACTATCCGATTCGGCATATTCATTGGCGTGTCTTACTGGTGTCGAGCTGGGGAGCATGATCAAGGTTCGTATATTTATACATTGCACGTTTTCAAATTTGAAACCATGTCACTGATTAAGTATACAATGGATGTACATACGGTGGGACCAATTATCGCCGGCATTGATGAATCGTGGGACAAAATAATTGACAAAGAACACCTTGCGCAAGTGCTGATAACTATAATAAACGATAATATTACCCCAAAACCCAATATGGTATTAGACGCATTTCGGCACTTTACATTCGACGAAATGAAGGTGATCATCGTCGCACAGGACCCATATCCCACGATTGGAGAAGCACATGGGCTCGCATTCTCTTCCAAACAACCACCAATACCAAAATCATTGATTTCGATATATAAATGCCTTCATAACACAGGCATGATCGCCGATACCCCCGCGACTGCGGACTTGACAAACTGGGCCAAACAAGGCGTTTTGTTGCTGAATAAGTCACTGACGACAATAGTTGGCAAACGGGAGTCACACATGGCTCACTGGGATGATTTTACCGATGATATTGTTCAAAATATATCCATGAACCATCCCGGTCCACTGCATTTCATGTTGTGGGGCAAGGTTGCCAAATCGTTGGTACCGCTCATTGACCAGGATAAACATAAAATATACAAACAGGTTCACCCAAGTCCAATGGTACAATGCACCATTAAGGATCCGGATAAAAAATTCATCAACTGCCAAGACTTTAAAAATATCAACAAGATATTGCAAGTCCCGATTAATTGGGATCCACGGTACACGGAGAGTGGTGACAACATTAAAAAAGTACATTGGTATTGCAAACATAACGGCATTGATACGGACCCTCGTTCACTCACATCATGGGTTGGGTCGTATAAAACCCGTGATGGGCGGGTGTTTGTAGGTGGTGTTGTGCCATTTGGTATTGATGAAGAAACGTGTAAAATGGTGTATAATAACCCAGTGTATGCAAAGAACTGGGTGCGTCAGTCTATTGAAAATATATGCAATATTACAGTGAGTGCAATGATATTATCAGAGAATGCACGACTTAAAAAATATGAAAAATGCGCGGCAAAATGTAAACGTGGTGTGACCATCATATTTGACTGACGTTATATATGTAGTCCAACGTATTTTGTTTTATGTTCGTTGGATAGGATCCGATTTAAACTAATCTGAAAATAAATACGAAATATATATACCGGTAACCGTGATCGGGTCGGCCGAACATATGGATGATAGTAACTCTGACGATTTTATCATGGTCGGTGACAAATATGTAATCGATGTTTCGAACGTATCGAAACGCACAGCCGTGACACCGATCAAAAGTAAGCCAATTATTAAACCGCACGCTGGCGCATGTGTAACTATGGCGCAAGTAGATATCGAAAACGGCCAACGAGTTGATACTAAATCGATCGAGCGCATTGTCGTCGATGATGAAGACTGGGACACCGTTGAAAACTGGGGTGTTATTGAAAATATTAACAACAATATGGTTACGGATGATATTTCGTTCTCGTTTCGTCGTGAATATCCAACATTAATCATTGACCCAAATATGCTTGCTACTGATGATCAAATCATTAATGTTGAAATGAAATTAACAAGTGATGATGACGACATACGAACCGTGGCCGGACAGGTTGATGCGCTGATTGGTGGCTTCGATAAAAACGGAAGGGTAGTCAAAGGTGCACGAGCGCTCGCCAGGATTTCACTGGGCAAAGAGCGACCACGACGACCTATAGAGATAACAAAAAAACTCATCAATGCGACATATTATAAACTGGTCGACCTAGTCGATGGGAAGAAGCCAAATGGTGCAAATATAATCACGTTTGTGACGTGTGCTATCAAATTGGTGGAACAGATCACCAACATGAAAAAAGGTCGACGGGTTGAGCTTATCTTGGCGGTGTTGCGTGAGTACATAGAGCACAGAGACGATCTCACAGGATCTGAAAAAGACGACACACATGAGCTCGTCGAAGCCGCACTACCTGTCGTATACCGAACACTTAGCAATGGGTGGGCACATGAAAAGATAATAAAGATATTGCTCAAATGCAAATGCGAATGTTATAAATGATCACACATATTAGACTACAAAAATAATTTAATTACTTTTTTGCGTGTCGTATATAAAAATATAAGACAACTAGAATATAAGACGCCGCAAAATATAATGGACGCAATATTAACCAATGTCGGTCTAATGATAGCATCGATAACATACGATACCAAAAAGAAAATATGCAAACAGCTGACCATAACAACCAAAACATATGGTGGGTGGTCAAAAAAGACGGAAGGCTATATCGACGCACATGACTATTTTATCATTCCGCGATTTGCACCGGTGACCATCAAACGATGCCCAGAACTGGTCGTCGATAACCAAATCAGCCGAGGTCGACGAGGTGTGTTTTCCCAATTTCTCGCTAAACTAACACCTAATCAAACTGCAGTCAAGTCTTACGTACTGGACACATATTTTACCAAATCGATGCGTAAAATGGGGTTAGCAGGTGCGATAGTTAATATGCCACCTGGAGAAGGTAAAACATTTTTAGCAATGGCTCTTATACACTCACTCGGGTGTAAAACGGCAGTAATTGTCCCTAATACATATCTGTTGCAACAGTGGGTCGAATTGTGCCAACGATACTTCCCCGATACATCTATAGGCGTTTACTATGGCAGCAGTAAAGTAGATGGTGATATAGTGATCCATGTTATTAATTCCGCGTTATCTGACACATTTAAAGTGGCGTATCCAATCGCGCGGGTGGGCGGTATAGTTGACAAAGTTGCATTACGTAAGATAGGGACCAGGACCATGGATGATACAGTATGGTGGTCGCGATTCGGTATGGTTATCTATGATGAAATTCACATGTATTGCTCGGAATCACGTGCTGGTATATTTCAATCGGCGCAGGCTATGTATATGCTGGGGTTGAGTGCAACACCAGATCAGCGAATTGACAAACTCGACCCACTGGCTATTTGGAATGTTGGGCCGGTCCTTAACGCATGTCAGCTGGATAACTTTGCAAAAAACAAGACTGAGTACAAGACTGACGTTAGGGTCATCAAGTACCGGTGTGAAACTGAATACGCAGAAGTTGAGCTATCTACTGGTGGTACTGTTAGCGTCCCCAAAATGCTTAATAATTTTGTGCGTGATCCCGAACGTAATGAAATTATACTACGAGAAGCAATGCGTCTATATCATTTAGGGCTTTGTATTTTTATATTCACCGATCGCCGATGCCACGCCGACTACCTCGTGACCGAACTCCGAAAGTATCAATACGAATACGGGCGCGATAAGTTTGCCGACCTGTTTCCCATGGTAGCCCGCACCGATGACGTATTAAGTATAATATATGATTACTTATACCCAGAAGATATGAATGTGTTAGCTCTGCTAGGTGGGTCTAAAGATGAAGAGATCAGTGAGGCAAAGACTGTGAGTCGCATAATTGTCACAACGTACGCATATTCATCAACCGGAGTCAGCATTGATAAATTAAACGCTGCAATATTGGCCACACCACGAAAGAATGGCATGATCCAAATACTCGGTCGGATCTATCGACTGGCGGGGGATGCTACTGTTACTCGGCACATCGTGGATTTGGTTGATTGGAACACACCATTGAAAAATCAATACTACCAACGGCGTAAAACATATATGTCCAAGGGCGATACCCGAATCGAGATCGTTGAGTTTTAGTCGTTACGGGGTGTCAGTTTGCTAATTGTAAATACTTACACGTCCGTCACTATTCGGGTGTCGTCTGTGGTGTATATATGGTATCTTTTTTATCATCACATATCCAACTCACGATAGCCATCGCCATCGCGGTAGTACCTCCTGGAAGATTTGTCATCGCCATTGCGGCAGTACCCCCTGGAAGATTTGCCATCGCCATTGCGGCGGTACTCCCCGGAAGATTCGGCTACGTGCAGAACAACGTCAGCGCGATCGCGTATGTACGTATTTTCGGTGGCTCGGTCATCAACCGCCAGTTGGTTACTACTCACCTTTTCTTTTGCGGAATTCCTGATCCTCCAAGCGATCAATCCAGCGATAACCAATGCGATAAACACTAAAATCACAACGAGTACTGTTAGGCAAACTTCCATAACTATATACAGTTAGGAATTATTTGGCATCACGGATAATGTAAACAATTTATCACAAAGTGATCCTCACGGGATGATCCGCATTTTCGACATCATCACCGAGTTGGTGCACCCTGAAATGTTTGCCATCTTCGACTGTGTATCTATTAATCGACCGATATTCACCGTACTCCCCTCTTCTTACGGACCTACTCATGTGAATCCTCCGAGCGATCCATCCAGCGATAACCAGTGCGATAAACACTAAAAGCAAAACGAGTGCTGTTATGCAATCTTCCATATCTATATACAGTTAGAAATTATTTGGCATCACGGATAATGT